ATCGTTACATTGACTTCATCTTGATTTAAATCTACTTCTTGCCCGCCTATAAATAATTTTATCATAACTGGGCGGTTGGTTTATTTGGATAGGTAATTTCAAAGTTAACTTCGATATCAGTTGCCCTATTGTTGTCCGTCAATGTTTCCGCGTTGGAAATGGTAACATTAACATACTTACCATTCTCGATGATGTACACCTCAGGGCTATAAAACATTGAGGCAATGTAAACTGCGTCTTCATGTGGAATATTACATTTAACTTGTTTCCTTTTGTTTACCCTTTGATTTGTCTTGATGATTGTTTTATCAAAACTGTTTGCCCGTGGACTTGCTGCAACGTTCCACGGCTGCGATATGTTGATTATATCAGCATTGGCGTTTTGCAAATCTTGAATCAAGCCACGGAACTGATAACTTTCTGCACCGCCATATTTACCGAACCAATGCAAATCAATGTTATCTGAACAATTAGGCTCAAGGAAAATCTCAATGCTTTCTGAATGCTGCGTATAACTCCCGTCGTAATAACCAACCGATACCGAATAATAATTGTACGCACTTGATGACGCTGGAAAATTACCCATGTGAAAAATAGCACTACTTCCAAAGACATTAGCCGCGCCAACCGACAAAGAATATAAATCGTTTGAAGCTGAGGAAACAACAAAGTCAACAATCGTCTCCGCGCTTGAACCTGACTTCGTATAAAATTGAAACCTTCCAGCGTTTACCCCTTTGCCAACAAATGAAAGAAATATATTGCCATCCTCATTACATCGTCTGTCTTGGTTGTTTGTGGTAAGGAATCGAAAAGGATTTGCCGACGGTTGATAAAAGTCACTTAGATTAAAGTCATTATCGTCCCCGTAAAACTGGGAAGGAATAACATAGGCGGTTGAACTTGTTTGGCTTGCGGTTGACGTTATAAGGAATCCCGCACTTGATACCGTTTGGTTCTTTGCTACCGTGTAAACGGACTTTATTACATCCGTGTTATTTGTCAGGGAATAAGTATCAAGCGTTCCAAAGAAACTTGTCTTTGTTCCTGTTACGGGTGCAACGTCTGAGTAAAGGAAAGATTGAACATTGGTATCAAAGACCGCGCTGCTTCCACTTGTACCCGTTTGAGCCGCTAAAAAAGAACCCGCAAGGCTGCCACCAACATAAACGTCGATTTGTTGCTGAACAACCGCCGAAGGCTCAAGGCTGCGATAAGATACAGGATAAAGAAGGCTTGATAATGTGTCTGGATTTATCGTGTAACTCATCTGTTAAGAATTGATTTGTAATAACTTTCAATCGTTGCCTCCACGCTAAAGGTAATGGCATTCTCAATTAACTCAATAAACTTTGGACTATTCTTATCCAAAGCCTGTTCGATGAACCCTGTTCGTTTACCCGTTGTGCTAAATCTTACTGAGCCTTTTGTTGGCATTCCTTCTTTCTTATGTTTCGATGCAATGGCAAAAGCGATACTCTTTGCCTCTTTGTCACTTTTACCCATTCGTCGTTTGACGTAATCAATTAAGCCGCTTATATATTTACTTGGCGGTCTGCCAGAATTAGGCGTGTAAGGAATCCTTGCCGCCGTTACCCCTGAGTTATTTATCGCCATGTAATCAGGAACAAGCCCCTCAATGACAAGCGTATTAATTTCAAACTTTACAACCGTTTCCATTTGTTTAACCGCTGAGCCTGACAACTCATGCCCTTGCGCCCTCCATTCCATTGCAATGACCTCAATGGCTAAAGCGCTTATATTGTCTGCTAACTTTTGCAACTCTTCTAACATTCGCTTTTGATTGAAATATTAAAAGTAGCCTGTACGGTGATTAACCTTTGTATCGACGTAAAGGAATCCAAAACAAGATTTACTTGGTCTGGAATGCTATTGGTTGTTTTTGTTGTTCCCAGTTCCAAAATAAACCTTTCAGCAAAGGCAATTAAGTTTGACCACTTTGTTATCTGCAAAGTTGTATCTACGTCCCCGTTTTCATCGTAGCCTAAAAGGTCATCAAAAAACAAAGTCACTTGATAGGTGTCCCTCCGAGTGACTGGATTGTTTGTTAAGGTTGGCACGGCAAAGAATACCCGTGGAAATATGTTGGTATTATTTTCGCCTTCTTCCGTATATATTTGAGAACGGACGCGGTCTGATGCCCAGCCAAAAGAAAAGCCGTTTAACCCGTTTACGGCGTCGGTGGCTGCTTCGAATATATTTGCTAATTGAACTAAACTCATTTTTTGCTTTTAGATATATCATCGATTACCTTTTCTTCTGCCGCTTTGCTTGCAAGGTATTGAAACACTTGATACAATTTTGCTTTTTCTGCTGATTCCATAGGTGTAAATCCTGTTAAATTAAACAATCCAGACTCCGCTACTTTTTTAATTGTCAAGTACCAACCGTATTTTTCATTGAGCCTTTCACTTGCTAATTGAGATTTTCCATCGCCCTTTGCAACATAGAGGTCTGCAAATCTAAGGTATATCTCTCGCTTAACTTGGTCAAAAAAAAAGCAACCTCATAGGATGTCTGCAAGGACATTTGTAAAAAGTCTACCTTGTTTTGCTCAAAGAGTTCGTCTGAATAATCTTCGCCCAATGGTTTTAATAATACCGCCATGATGTTTAGCAACCCCTGAGGGTCACCGTTCTTAACTTGATTCATTGCCTTGTCATACTGAGCCGCCATTGTAAACTCAAGGAGCGTTGATTTTTCCATCAACCTTTCTGGAAGGGTGTAGACCTTGCCGTTAAAATCGTACAGTTGCTTATATTTGGTTTCGGCTGGTGTATTGATAGCGTTCATTATCTTACTGTAAATAAATACAAGGTATTTTAATTCTAAGCTATCCGCTACCTTACCAAAGCAAGCATCAAGGGGAATGCCTGTAAAATAGTTTACCACCTTTGCCATATACGGGTATCTTTCTTTTGCCTCCCAGACCTCGTCCATGATTTCAAGGCGTGATTCAAGTTCTTTATCAAGGGTATTCCATTTTTCAATCAAAGGTGGAAGGAAACGTCTAACATTGTCCTTTACCTCCTGTTCTTGCAGTATTTTACCTAAGTCGTAAACAAGGTCAATTTGTTCAGCATTTTTCGTATTAACCTTCAACTTCTTTGCATACGGTAAAATCTTTTGATAAACCGCGTCCCGTTCATTCATGTATTGAATCGCTTCAAGTTCAACCTTTGGATGTTCGGGCAAAAGAAACTTAGAAAAGTAGATGTATTGTTCCAAAGTAATATCCGCCGCCGTCTCAGGATAATTGTACTTGATGGCTTTGTTGCCTATATTAAATATTACCATTATCTTCTTCTTGCTTTTTTGGTTATCACGGGAATGTTATCAGCCAATAAATCGCCATTGGTTTCCTTTATTGTTGGCACGAAAGGAACTGGTTCTGCTTTGGCATGACTAACAATCGGAAGGCTGGGCGGTCGTGACCATTCCCTTTTGATTCCGTTCCCTGTTAGCTTAACGGCTTTTTCAAGGTGACCACGCATTTGTAAGTATTTCTTTCTTTGCATTGGCTTATCAATGATTTCCTGAGTAATCTTTTCGATTAAGTCAATAATGATTAACGCCTTTTCTTTATCTGTCATATTTCTTTTTTTTAATTAAATGCAAGTAAATCGCTGCCTTGCGCAAGTCTTGAAAATATATACCTAAGGGAATCGCAGCCGTGATTATCGGCGTCTAAGGGCGTGGAAGATTTGCGGTCGTTCCAAATGTAATTTCTTAACTCATGTTTTAGATTATACGACTCAGGTGTTACAACAATGGTATAATCCAACATTTTCTTTATCCCTTCCACGACTGACCCTTGTCCTTTGTCTGCCTTTTGTACATTCAATCCTCTTTGCTGCAAAGCTTCAATCAAACGTGGTTCGCTGGTATCCGCCACTATCATTGCGTTAAGACTAACATAATGATTCATTTGTTCAATGACTGCCTCGTATGAAAGCGATTGTTTATAAATAATTTCCTCCACGTATATTTTCTTTGCCCCTTTGTCAACTGCCACCTTGACCAATGCCAACGGGTCAGGGTAAAAGCCGAAGTCAAGCCCGTAACCAAAAGGCAGACTAACATCGAACTCACCCTCAACCCAGTTGTCAAATATTACCCCTTGTTTCCTATCCAGCCATTTTCCCAAGAACCTATGCGCGTATGCCTCTGGTGACTTCGTTTTAATGGCTTCAATCTTTGCGATGTAATCAATGCTTAGGTTATTTAAATTATCAAAGTACGTCGTATGTATGTGCGTTATATCGGGGTGCGTGCTAATAGGTATCATTTGCTCGTCAATGGTTTCCATGCGATGCGACTTTTCAAACCAGCGCTTCCAAATCCAATGCTCCACGTCCTGTGGGTTCATGACAAGTATTACAATGTTAGGCGTGTAAGGCATACGAATTGATTCGTCAATGGTATCAAAGTCTTTTTCGCTTAAAAATTCTTCAGCCTCATCAACGATGAACACGTTTAACGCTGGTATTGATTTTAACTTTGCCGTTTGGTTTCCAGAACTTGTCTTGATGCCTGAAAAGATTATTTCACTCCCCGTTACCTTGTGACTTATTTGCGCGTTGGTCATTTGAAATTCATCGCCGACGCCTAACAAGTCTATCTTTTCCCTAAACTCAGGTATAACGGAAATGTTAGCACTTGATAAGGTATAACGTGTGAAAAGAATCTTCCAGCCTTTGTTTGCCAAAAGCATATTGCACGCCCAAAGCCCCACGGTAAATGACTTCGCCGAACCACGCCCACCAGTTATAAGGAAATAACGGGTTCTCGGTTGCCATAATGCTTCGTACTTTTCACTAACCTTTATTTCCATTTAAAAAAATATCCGCTTTTTACCATATTCCAATTAGGCATTTCCCATGAAATTAAATATAACATTGGTATCGCAATGTAGGACAAAGGATTATATTTATTGAATCGACGTTGGTAAAAAGGGAATTGTTCATAATCCCTTGTTACCAATCTTCTTTCCATGATTTTTAAAAATCTTAAAACCTTTATAAAACTACTCATTCGCCTTGTCCTTTGTAAATATTATCGTTGGCACGGTCACCTTTTCCCCTTGCGTCGTTATGTCAATGTCTTGCTTGGCTTTACCGTAGGCACGGTCTAAAAGCAGGTGAGCCGCCTTTATATCTCCTTTTGTAGCCATGTCCCTAAGTTTCATGATAATGGCTTCGGCAGCAGTTATGCCGTTTTTTTCATCACCCATGACTTTAGCCATAAGCAAATCAATAGAAGGCAGCTTTTTAGGTCTGCCTCCTGCTCCTGTTCCTCCATTTCTAAGTTTACCTCCGTTCCTTCCTTCTCTCATCATACGATGTTTTACGAAGTTTTCTTTGGCTTAGGTGCTGGCTTAGTTTCTTTAGGATTTGCCTGTTTTACAGTTCTCCTTCCTGGCTTTGGGTCGTCTGGTAATAATTCAAACCCAAATGCATCATTTTCTTTTGTTTTCTTTTCCATAAAAATTTATTTTTCAGTTAATGTAATGTTTATTAATTCCTTTCCATTTTTAGTTTCTTTTGAAGTCTTACTAACTTTAAATTTAGACCCTGTTTTAAACAAATATTCATCTTCTCCTGGGTGTGATGATAATCCTTTTACATTTTTACCATTTTTTCCAACAACTGTAAAAAAAACTTTGTTTTGTTTAGAATTACCAAACTCAATATTACTCCTTGAAGATGTACTTAAAAATGTATTCATTTTAATGTTTTTGCCTTTGTTTTCTAATAAAAAATTTACAAGTTTTTCAGTTCTTGAACCTGAATTCATTCCCATCCCCCTGTAAAAAGTTCCTTTCTCCGATTTTACTTTATCCAAAGATGCATTTAATGTTTTTATATACTTTATATCGTTTTCATTAATATTTCCATCTACAATTTTAGCATTTACATAATACCCTCTATTAGTATAAGAATTAATTACCTCTTTCCAATTTGTATCTAATTTATCAGTTGCCGTATAACTTGTATAGTTAAGGTCTTTGTTTGACATTTCACTTAAAGAATTATTAGCATCACTCGGTGAATATTCATCAACCCCAGAGCTCCCTGGAGTAAATAATGGCGCACCTCCTCCGCCTGTTCCTTGTCCACTACGCCCTCCCATCCCAAAAAGGTTTTATGTGATAAAATAATTTGTCTTGATACATATCTTTATATTTATTGTTTGAACAAATAATTACTTGCGTCGGGTTAACTTGTTTTATAACTTCCTGTAATCCAGCATTGAATATTCCTATTGCTAAATCATTCCTTGCGCCAATGTTTGACACGGCAATAGTGCTTTTATGTTTGATTCCTTTACAAATATACGGATAACTTATTGAATTAGTCCATGTTATAGTAGGAATTACATTTATTTTATACTTTTCGTAAACGTGTCCTATTAACCTACTTCGGTAAATATTCCATTTAATCATTTCCTCTGGCATACCAATCAAAGCTGAGAAGTCTGGAGTCATTACATATTTAGCCTGTTTGAAAATATTTGCGTAGTAATCTATTCTATTCCAATAACGCTCAAGACGGTAATCGTCAACAAACATATTAACTAAAGAATTATGATTAATCTTATTGTGATTAATACATAATATAGTTTCTGTTTGCTGCTCAATTGTAATCGGAGAACCAATCAAAGGATAATCTTCAAAGTCTATATAGGACGTTTTAAGTGCATCCCATGTGCCGCTTCTAAACTTCCAATTATCGCTTGTCTTTGTCCTCATGATTATATAACTAAACCGTTGCGTTTAATAATCAATGTTGAATCAAGTTTGCGCATCCTATCAATAATAACTTGACAATACTTAGGGTCAAGTTCAAGCCCATAACATTTGCGTTTAAGTTGGTGTGATGCCACCATTGTTGTTCCTGAGCCAAGAAATCCATCCACTATTACTTCCCCTACTTTTGAACTATTCTCAATAAGAGGAGCAAATAATAAAATTGGTTTCATTGTTGGGTGTTCTGCATTTCTATGTGGTTTATTGATATGTAGTATAGTTGATTTTGTTTTATCACTTAATATTTCATTAAGCATTTTTTTCATTTCTTCTTTTGTTAATTTATTTAAGTTTATATCATCTTCTATGACTGTAGTTTTGGTTCTGTCGTTTGTAAAGTAATGCGCCGCACCTTCTTTCCATCCATACAAACATGGCTCATGCTTCCAGTGATAATCCTGTCTGCCCATCACTAATGCATTTTTAACCCAGATTAAACATTGCTTTAACAATAATCCAGAATCTTTAAACGCCTGTCTAAAAACATGACCTTCACTATCTGCGTGCCAAACATACCATGCACCACCTAATTTTGTATAACTACCTAATGCAGTATAAAAGTCATATAAAAATATATAAAATTCATCATTACTCATTGAATCATTTATAATTTTTAATGAATCTTTAGTTTTGCCCACATAATTAACATTGTAAGGAGGGTCAGTAATAACCATGTCAGCTAATTCTCCATTCATTAATTTCTTATAGGTGTCAGTTTGAGTGCTATCTCCACAAAGTAACCGATGTTCTCCAATCTGAAAAAAATCACCAATAACAATGTCTGTTTCAATTCCTCCCTCTGGCATATCATAATCATCTTCAATTGCTTCTAACTCTTCGCTTTCAACCGTATCAAACTGCGGTATATCCAAGCCCCAAGATTCTAAATCTTCACCATCCCAGTCATTCGCCAACGTGTCCCAGTCCCATTCACCAAATGCCACATTGTCCGCAATAATAAATCGCTTCTTTTCTTCCTCGGTTAAATCGCTGCTTCGCTTTACCCATGCCTCATCAATGTCATTAAATCCAAGTTCTTGTAAAGCCCTTAGCCTCATGTTGCCACCAAGAACCACGTTGTTTTCATCAATGACCATTGGGCGAAGGCTTAACATCTTTGGAAACTCCGTGATACTTTGCTTTAGCTTTTGAAACTTGTCATCTCTAAGAACCCGTGGGTTGTTTGGGTTTGGTTTTATATCCTTTAATTTCATATAGCGTTTAATACATTTACCCTTAATTCATTTACCTTAACCAAGTCCCTTTCTTCCTTCAGCCATTTGCGTCCAGCCTCTAAGTCAACAAAGTACGCATCATCTTTGTCTAAAGCCTTAGTAAATTTGTGGATTAAATCTAATTCGTTTTTATATGTCCGCACCCCTGGAATATTAAATTCCTTGATTTCCTCAGGTGCGTATGAAATACAACCAGCGACCAACATTTCCATCGCAAAATTATTTGACTTCGCTTGATTAAAATTATCAATCGTCAAAGGGAATACGCCATAGTGTGGCGCTGAGTGTTTAACCATTTCAAAGTATTGGAAAAGGGAATTATTCCACGGTACAATAATTGCCTTAGGATACAATGTTTTGCCCAACCAATCAGCTAAACCAACCATACCTAATTCAACCTTATCGTTTTTTTGTAACTCAATCCAAAAGTTTTTTACCGTTGCAAGGTCTTCAAGGTGCGTCTGACTTCCGCGCCACATAACTCGTTTCTTTGCGTCCATTAACTTATCCCTTTTTACAGGCTGCATCGGTGTAACGGTAAAGTCAATAGCATTTGGAACAACGGTAATTTTGTCTGTATCGTAAAACTGGGAGTAAAATTCTTTTAGGTACGGGGTTGAGGTCATAACCCAATCAGCATATTTAAACGCCTTTTCGACTGATTCTTTTACCTGAGGCTTGTTAAAATGTTGACTTGCTGGATTGGCTGCACTAACCTCGTGTAATAGGTCGTCGTGGTCTAAGATAATCTTCTTACCCATTCGCTTAACCTCATTAATCATTCCAAGTAAATCATTGCCGTTGGCACGCTGGAAGATAACAACATCAACGTCATAAAAATCATACCACTTAACGGTATCAGGGTTAATCATCTTTATGACAAAGTTCGGAGGGCAAACCTCCCGAAGCCTAATAAATGGGTTCACCGTGCGATAATAGTCAGTCGTTGGGCTGCTTAGATTACAAACTATGCCAATCCTCATTTATTTATACTTTTGTAGGTATTCAATAAAACTTCAAGGACTGCTTCCATTGAATGCTTTTTCCCTGTTGCCTTCCATAAATCAAATTGAATATCCAGCAGCCTTTCCCTTATAACCTTGTTTCTAAAGGTTACCCCGTACATTTCTTGAGGTTTTGTTGTGTTCATTTTTTTTAAATTATTATACAAATATAATATTATTTTTTTAAAATTGGGGAAATAAATCCACGTTCACCCTCGGACACAAACATTGAATGCCTGTAAGTATTTGACAGATGTCCAACTACTATTTTGTTTTCCGATATAAACTTCATCAACGGGTGTACCGTGTTGTTCCAATCAAAAATATCAACCCATTTATCTGGTGAATAAACTTCTTCTTCCCTGTTCAACGTCACCAATGACAAATCAAACTTGCCGCCAATCTTATGCAACAAAGAAGGCTTAAAGAACTCACATGAACCCCGAAGCCAACCAACAGGGTCACCGCATGAATTAGAAAGTATTTCCCAGTTTTCTCCCATAAAGTGAATGATGTTCCCGAACCATTTGTAGTTATGAATAAAATTGTCATCATGCGTAAAAAGAAGTAAATCGTATTCAGTAAAATTGTGTTCTTCCAGCCATTGGTTAGAACATCCCCAATCGCCAACGGTGTTCGGGTATTCTTTATAATTCCAGCCTAAGTCTTTAATCTGCTCAATGGTTGCAATTTCTTTATAAAGAATAGTGTCCAATTCCTTTAATGCCAAATCCTTTTTTTCCTCCTTTGAATACTTTGGGTCACGGTGTGAGATGCAAAATAAATCATACGCCCAATCTTTGACAACGATTTGCCTTGCGACTGATTCATAAAAATCTAAGGGGAAATGCCAACCTGAGGCAACAACGGCTAACCTCATAGGAGTAGGGATAAAGAAGGAAAGTCCTCGTTAATTGTAATAAAGTTTAAACCAGATGAATTGATAGGCTGAAAATCTTTCATCCATTCTACTTTGTCTCTTTCCTTGCTCCCGCCTTCAAATAAAATTGAGCCGTTTAAAAAATGGTATTCCTTTAAACTTTTTAAATACTTTAAATGCCCAGCGTGGTTGCTTATATCAAAGTGCATTAAATCAAAAGGTTCGGGTTTCCAATTATAAAAATCCCATTCAATCAATTCAATATATTTTGTTAGCCCCAGCGCGTCGATGGTATCTTGCGTCTTTTCCATCGACGTATTTTTATACGGGTACTTTTGCCAAAGGTCATGACACATAATGACGGTATCGCTATCTAAGTCTCGTAAAGCCTGAGCCATTGCGACGGCTGAATAACCGTGCAACGTGCCGAACTCAATGATAACAGATGGATTCATTGTAAGCACCGTATTGTAAAGGGTCTTACCGATATTATTCTTATAATAACTTGAGGGTATATCGTAGTTAAAATATGCCATTAATCTTTTTTTGTTTGTTTGCTTGATAATTTGCTTTTCTTTTAGCAAGCAATTCAGCCTTTTTCTCTGGTGATAAAGCATTGTATTTATTTCTGAGATATTCCAAATGCTTTTTTCTTTGATAATCGCTTATGGTTAACCTGTATTCTTTTTTTCTTTCAGCATTCATATTAAAAAGGAAATTCTGATTCTGATTTAAATGTCGTTGATTCTGTTACCTTTGGATTTTCCCCAGTTGTTGACTTGCCTCCAAATTCCAAAGAATTTACCATACACCTAATGACAGCTTCGGCTGCTCCAGTATTCTTGTTTAGGTATCCATTTACCCCGCCTGTTCCTTCCACGACCACGTATGTACCTTTGACAATGTGAGGCGCAAGTTTGACACCACGTTCACCCCAGATTGAACACGTCACCCAAATAGTCTTTTCCGATGGAGTTGCCCCGTAAACCTTTTCCGTGTGTGCTACGGAAAAAGAACAAACGGTATTATCACCGACATTTTTTACCTCAGCGTCTTGACCGACGCGACCACTTACAATTAACTTAATCATCACCAACCTTTTTTTATCTGTTTAACAATATATTCCCTATCCTCGTCCGTCACCCACCAGCCGACTGGAAGGCTTGACAACTTGCCAATTACTTGTTCAATGTTTGGTAGTTCTGTTTTAAATTGCTTTACGCACGGGTGTAAATCGTTCCGCTCATGAACTTGCGAGGTCATTACACCACGTTCTTTCATTGCCCTTTGAAAATTGTCCCTATCCTCAACCAAAATGGAATATATCCAATACGATGAGCCTTCGTCAAAATATAAAGGGGTTATAAACCTACTGTTTTCATTTAACCACCAGTCGTAAAACCCAGCATTATTTTGGTGTCTTCTGACGTTATCCCCAAATATTTTAAGGTTCTCAATCCCGATGGCTGCGTTAATATCGTTCATGTGGAATTTATATCCCCAATCGTTTATCGGTGCTTCGCATCTAAAATCCTTTCTGTCACCTTCCCTGTCAATGCCATACCAACGAAGTAACTTTGCCTTTTTATATTCTTCTTCATTTGGTAAAATCAATAATCCACCGTCACCCGTGGTAAGGTGTTTTATTGCTTGAAAAGAAAAGCAACAGTAATTTCCTGAGTTCCCAACCAATGTACTTTCATCTTTAGTGGCTGGGAGTTCATAGTATGAACCGAAGGCGTGCGCACAATCTTCGATAATATCAAGACCTGTTAATGACTTTATTTTTTTTACGTCTGCTGCCGCACCTCCCCAATGAACAACCATAACCGCCGCAACCAAAGGAGTAACAGATTTAGCGACCGATAAGGGACAAATATTTAAAGTGTTAGGGTCAATATCTGCCCAAATGATTTCAAACCCAGCCGCAAGTATTGCCCAGTTGGTCGCCGTGCAAGTCAACGGAGTTGATATAATATATTTTTTTTCGGGGTGTTTGTCCTTAATTATTCTTAAAGCAAGTTGCAAAGCGCTTGTCCCTGAGTTGACCGTAACAAGGTAAGGATTATTGAAGCTTTGCTTTAATTGGCGTTCAAACTCCTCCACCACTTCACCCTGACCAATAAAGCCTGAGGATAAAACTTTGTCCACGGCTTTTGATGCCTCTGGATTCATGGCAACTTTAAATAATGGTATCATTTAATGTGGTTTGCATGATTTATAAAATATTTATTTCCCTCGTTTTCAAACGGCGTCCCGATATATTTTGAACAGTTACCTTTTAAGATTGCAACCTTTATTCTTTCCTCGTAGTTCCAAAGGACAAAAGGAAAAGAAATCTGGTCACGGCTGGAAAACTTGCAGACTTGTTCAAACCAAGCTAAACCAAAATCAATCGTAATTTGATTCACCTTCCTGATATAACACCCCATTTCATATAGCCCAAAATAAGGCGGCATTCCAACTGATTGATAAAAGTTGATTTGACTTTTTACAAGGTCTTCATTGTCTAACTTTGCCTCAAGCACGGCGGCTATTTCTTGGTATAAACAACGTCTTTGCGCGTGACGGAAAACATATAAATCAGCGTCGCCGTATTCCTTAATAATTTCTTCGGGGTGGATTGCCAGTTGGTGTGTTCCATCATGCCAAATGATATAATCAAAGTCAATATTTAAAGCCTGGGGAATGCAAAGTATCTTTTCAGCCTTTGCGTTTCGTCTGTGCCTTAACGGGTCAATCATACTAAACTGATGGTTCTGGACTTGATTCCAGACATTTAGGTCATGGTTAACTTCATCGACAAAAGCAAGGTAAGTACAATTATCAAAGGTCGTATCAGGGTCAACCAGTACGTCTTTGTTTCCAGTAATTGAGGTTATAATCAAATAGTTCATAGGGCAAATATAAACTTTATTATTTTATAAATTAAATATTATTTTTAACAAAATTATTTTTATCTTTGTTGCTTAGCAAGATGTAAACATTAAGGAAAATTCGTCACAGGTTTACATATTATTGCAGACGAACCGAAACGCTTACGGTTAACAGGGCTTAACTCATAAAGTCGAAAGAGCGCAAAATAAACGAGTGACAGCACGGAAAGACGGCAAATTTTTAAATCCAGCCCTTGCACAATTTTTAACCATGTTCCTGATGTCAGGAAAAAGCAAAGCAAATGAAAAAAGTAAAACAAAATAATCATGAAAGTTAACAAAAACGAAATTTGGAACGATGAAATATTAATTCATCAAGGAAAATATGGAGAAGAACTTAAAATTGTAGATAAACACAAAGTTTTTCGTCATGAGATTATTTGGTATGATGCAAAAACTACAACAGTTGCTGACGCTGTTTATCTGTCAAAATCTGAACAAGTTAAGGTTTGTAATGATATGGTTGATTTAATGTTATTAATAAAGCATGAAGCGGAAGATGAAAATGTTTTACAGTATTCAAAAGGTATTTATACGGAAAGAGATAATATTCCAGAGCCTATTTATCAATTTAGATATTGTGATGAAACTAAGGATTATCAGTATGCGCCACCAGAGGGAGAAATTATTGCATTTGCTTTAATTAACGATTTGCCCTTAATGATAAAATTTAATGAGAATGAGTAAAATGTAAATAATATTTTGTAATTTTACATATCCTTTTGCAGGAAGCACTACCCCGCAAAAGGTATTTGAGGAAATCATTTACCTCATTAAACCCATAAAGAGTAGTGCCTTTGTGGGTTTTTTTTATTTTATAACTTATGAAAGAAATTATTTTAACGCAGGGAAAAGTTGCAATCGTTGACGATGATGACTACGAGTATTTGAACCAATGGAAGTGGTGTGTACGTATTAATAAAAAAGATGTATATTATGCCACAAGGTCTGATTATTCTATAAAAGGCAAAACATCATGTATTTCTATGCACAGGCAAATAATGAATGCAACTAAAGGTTATGTTGTCGACCATATAAACCAATGCACACTTGATAATCGTAAAGTTAATCTTAGAATATGTACACATACTCAAAATTTACATAATAGACCTAAAAACATAAATAATACAAGTGGTTATAAAGGTGTCGGTTGGTGTAATAAATATGAGAAATGGCGTGCGAAAATTTGGCTTAATTCAAAATGTTATCATGTTGGCTACTACATTGATGTTATCGACGCCGCCCGTGCCTACAACGCCGCCGCCTTGAAATACCACGGGGAATTTGCTCACCTTAATAAAATAGACTAAAATGGATTTTTCTTTTAACATTGAATTCGCAAAAAGATACGGAGTTGATGAAGCTATAATGGTTAAATCATTTCAATTCTGGATAAGGCTTAATAAAGCAAATAAAACAAATTATCATGATTTAAGGTATTGGACTTACAACACAAATAAGTCACTAACTGAATATTATCCATTTTGGACTGAAAAACAAGTTAGAAGGATAATTGAATCATTGGTAGGTAAGGAAATTTTAATAAAAGGCAATTATAATAAAATTGCTTACGATAGAACTATTTGGTATGCGTTTCTGAATGAAGATTTATATCTATCAGATAATTTCCATCTTGAGGAAATTGGAGATTACCAAAAGGTAAATACCATTTTACCAAACGGGCAAATGGAAAATACCAAACAGTCAAATGGAATTTCACGAAAGGGCGAACCTATACCAGTTGCTAACCAAGTACTAAATACATTTACTAACTCAGTTGATATTAAAAATCTTTCAGATTTTACTTCATTTGAAAAAATTGTAATTGATGAAAATGAAATTGACAAAAGTCAAAAGGTTAATCCCTTTACTTTAATTACACATTTAGAAAAAGAAAGAAAAATTGTTGCGCCGCAAAAAGAAAGAAAAGCCGACGCCGAGCCGAAAGCCGAGCGGAAGCCGAATCCGACCTACGAAGCCTTTACCGTGTTTTGCCAAACATTCGAACAGTTATCAGGCGCTGCATACCCAACTGACCAAAAGGGTCATTATATCATGAGCCCAAAAGATGCTGGAGGTATGGTATATTTGTTACGGTGGATTGAAAAAGTTGACAGGAATAACGATACGAATGAGGCATTAAAAGTATTTTTACAAGCCGCTTGGTCATTAAATGACAAATGGTTAAAAGCAAATTTTACTCCAGCCATTTTATACGGACAGGCGGGAAAGATATACACGGCTTACCAAACGTCTTCACCAGCTGCAAAGAAAAAGGCGTATGACGATGAAGTTGACAGGCTTTTGGCTGAGGCTATGAAGAAATATCAAACACAATAAAAACCAACTTATATGAATTTACCAGCCATTGCAATGACAATCGAGGAAAAGATACAGGATATTCAACTTGTTATCGACAATCGAGAAAAAAGACTTTTTAAAACGGGTATTGTGGAATCTTTACCCAAAATTAACCAAGTCGTAAAACAAATCCTTCCCCTTTACGGCATTGAGGCAAGTCCAGAGCATTTGCTTGAGGTTACAAAGTTTATAACTACTTACAAATTAATTGCCGTAGATGAAATTAAACTTGCCTTTGAAAAGTTTGCGCGGCAAGAATTGAATATTGATGACCATAAACTTTACGGCAAAGTTGACTTAGCTGCTATTGGAAGGATTTTAACGGCTTATATCAACTGGCGGCAAAAGGTTTATTTTACCGTAGATATGGAAGACGAAAAGAAACGTGCAAAGATGGAAGAAGAACAAAGACAGGTCGAGGCAAAGCGCAAGTTTTACGAAGAATTTCCCGAAATGTTAAGCGGCTTTAAGGGTGAATCATACGAAGACGTTCCCGTGTATTGGTACGACGCCGCAATGGAGGCTGGGTTAATCGGTTACGCCGAAGGGCAAAAACGAGCCATTTGGGAAGAGGCTCAGGACATTGCAAAGAAACAAAAGATACAAGCTGACAGTTACATTGATTTTAAAACTCAGTTGCATCGGGTGGAAGAAGAAGGAAAAAAGCGGGCAATCATCATAGCGCAAAAGTTGGCGGTCTGGAGAATGGTTTTGAACAGGATATAATTTTCATGCAATCTGGTTTTTATGGTGGGAAGTATTTTATTTCCCACTTTTTTTTAAAAATAATGTTGTAAATATTTTTTTATATAAATATTTATTTATAAATTTACATATCAAAACAAACAAACGTTAAATCACCACTTAAAAACAAACAAAATGATTGAGATTAAATTAGGAAACATTGGATGCGAAATTCAAGCCGAAAAAATTAAAGCTAAACTGGAAGGTCAAACATATATGAATTTTATAGTTTATTCATCCAGAATGCAAGATAATTGGCCTGTAAGCGTAGCTACTGAACATCCAACCGTAACGAAAAAAGAATTTAGAAAAATGGTTATGTATATTTTAGCATTATCATTATAATTAACCTTAACGGGGTGCAGCATCCGAGCCAACTGCATTTTTAAACAACCAATCATGAAAACCATTGAAGTAGGCAAGTACAAAAACTGGAAGGATGCCAACACGGTAAAGGATATATTGAAAGATAAATCCTGTTATAGGTTTGAATCCAGAATCATTGAAGCCCCAAACGGCTTAATCGTTGTTGCTTCCACATACCTTGAGGCAAAGAAAAAGCACATGAGGAAAGAAGCAAAATTTTTAATCGACAAAACCTTTTGGATATGAGTATTACAAAATATACGGTCAAATGTTGCCTTGATAAAAAGCTGGGTCACTTTGTCCACGTTATTTTTTCCAGCGGCTTCGGGTTATACGGAGGAAATAAACCTCATCACGAGGACGATAATATTGAAATCCACGGCTGGACATTTGAGCCGCATGACATTGACTTATCCTTATATCCAGTTATTAATACCAATAATCTTATACCTCTGGTGGATGAGAACGAAATGGACTGGGTAATCATAAAGAATTAATTAACAACTTTAAAACAACCAATTATGAACAATTTACCAATTAAAATTGATGGCAATCTTTACAAAGATTATTCTAATTCCCTTAGAGAAGAAATTGATTTATTAAAGGAAAGAGAAGAAGATTCTTGGCGCATAGCACTTGATATGTATATGTTTTCACTTAGATATATATCGAGTATATACAACCTTTATAAAATTAATCCTTACCAATTTTACAAAGACGAAATTGTTGACATGAGCAACAAATTTTTAGCCCATTCAATGGGAAAAAAGAAGTCATGGACAACAAAACTTAGCGATGGATTAGTTGAAGAATGTAGCAAAATTATTAATGAAATGGAAAAAATACCTACAAAATCATGAATATCCAAGAATTTGTAATAAACGTAACTACGACCGTTTGCCCTTCCCATATTGTTGAACCCCTTCACCTTAAAAAATGGTGGAGGCAGCGCGGGGTTGGTGAACTTGAAAAATACTTTGTATCTGGAAATGCTATACATTATAACGAGGAAATCGACTGGAAAAAAATAAGTGACCATAAAAAAAGTTTATGGTACGATTCTCAAAACTTTCAAATAAACATGGGTCATGAATATTCTAAAAGGCAGGGTTAAATACACGGCGGGCAAAGTTTTCGAAGGTCAATACGGACTTTCCATCAACGCCGCCATTACATTGGAAAACGGAACGGACATTCGCGTGTACGGGAAACCAGATGATGAAAAATTAAAGGCATTACAAAAAGATGACATCGTGACCATTATCCACGACGGTAAAAGTTACAAGGTTGCTTTTGACATGGTTACGGCGAATGATTTACCCGAAAAGGTACAAACAACCACGGAAGGAAATAACGTGCAGCAAGCGGCAAATGTAACCCCTAAAACGAACGGTAAATTGACCGCTGAAGAAATAAGCGAAAAGGCAACCTTTATGACGGGTATTTACGCCGACATATTTCACCAGTTGCAAGCCTCAGGACTTGAACCAGCGCAAGCGCAACCAGCAGCCGCCACGATATTTATTCAAATCGGAAAATTCTTTTAATCTCATATTGGTTAGTTTGCCCCTGTCTGAAATATGACAGGGGATTTACCAATACAAAAAAACTTAGATGCTTTTACCAAAACCATATATATCAGTCAGCCAAATTAATCTTTGGTACTCCGACCGACAAAAGTACATTAACCGATATTTTTTAAACCTTCCCGAAGAACCTTCCATTTACATGAACTTTGGAAAACAGTTTGCCGAGGATACCGAGGCGTATATTAAAAATGGAATCATTATGGAAACCTTCCCCGATTTTTACATTGACAAGATACAAAGCTTCAAAGGTTGCGAGGCTGAAAAGGAAATTAGTCTATCGATTAATGACATTCAAGTCAAAGGTTTTATTGACGTTTGGGACGTTGAAAATAACAGGGTTATTGACTTTAAAACCTCAGGAAAACCGTGGACAATGGACACGTTAAAAGATAGCCTTCAAATGAAGGTGTACGCGCTGGCAATGTTTGTCAACGGTGAATCAATACCAGAAAGTCAAATCAACTGGTTAGGGACAAAAAGAACAAAAGACGGCTTATCTTTCACGGGCGAAAGCCATGAATTGAACCACACTTTTGAAATGGAAGAACTTTTGAAAGCCATTGTCCTGATTGAACAAACGTGCAAAGAGATAAGCGAAACGTATACAAGTTTTTTACACTCATTTAATTAACCAGCCATGACCGACGAACAAAGAGCAAAGCGAAACGAATACATGAGAAATTATTACAAGAACCTTTCCCGCTACCAAAAGGAAAAACGAAGAATTAAAAACCTGGAACAAAAGAAACAAAAATACCACGATAAGACGCCTGAGGAAAAGGCAAAACGAAAAGAGGCTAACCGCGAGCATTATTTAAAAAACATTGATAAAATTAAGGCATACGCGAAGGCGTACCGTCAAAAACAAAAAGAAAAAAAATGCTTACAGAACGAGAAAGAGAAAAATTAATCAGGGACGCCGCAACAATCTTTGTAGCCGCTGGAGGCATCCTAACTTTGGCTTTTGCCATTTACTTCATTGTTGACCTTGTAAAAAAATGGTACGAATGAAATACGAAATTAAGTGGAAAAGCGGGAGAATTATTACCGACGCAGAAAATGTTGAAGATGCGATAAAAAAGTTTAAAGAACTGGGTATAGAGGTTGAAGATAAAGAAATAAGTATTGCATCATTTGGTTGAATTTTGTCCCGTATCTTATTGGTACGGGATTTTTTTTATAAATAATGTTGTAAATATTTTTTTATGTAAATAATTTAAATTAAATTTACGAACCTAAAGGAATTTAGATTTTATCACTTTTTAAAAACAACCAAAATGGAAAAGCAAATTTATTCAGTTATGTACTTTGGCAATGCCAAAAGATATCAAGATTTATGCGAAGAAGTTGAGGCTTACTCAAAGCGCCACGCAGTTGAAAAGGTTTACGAAAAGATGCTTAATGAAAATTATTTCCCTGAGGATGAGTTTTCATGGGGTGGACTTATCCGAGACTGCGACGGCAATGTTATTGCAGATGCCAATGACGAAACGATTGAGTACGATGGCGGACACTTTTACGCTGAACCATTAATAACCGTATAATGAAAGAGCAAATTATAATAACAATTCAGCATAAAAATTTTGAGTGGGTAAAACCTGTTTATTCATTCCAGCACGGAATTATTCTTGCTCAAAATTTGCATGAAAAATTTGGATTAATTGGAAGAACTTATATTATTTCATCTTGTGGTAAACAAGCTTGGATTAGATAATTAATAAATTTATAACAAACCAAAATGAAAGAGCCAATTATTGAAACATACGTTCCGCAAAACAAACGCCTTCCCTTCCAGATTGCTGCAGGGGTTGGCATTGCCTTTATTATCGGGTTGATTTATTCCCCAATAAACACAAATTACAATTATACTTCCTTTGTTCCTATTATTCAACGGGACACGGTGTATGTCCACAAAATAACGACCCTGACTTTCCCCGCGAAGGCTGAGGACAAAGAGATTGACGAAACCGCCTACGGGTCACGCTCCTACGGTTACGAGGTGCGCAAGTTATCAGGATTACAACTTAGGCAAACGCTGGAAGGTAGAGGTTTTCGAAACCTTGCAAAGGTTGACAGGGCAAAGCTTCGCCGCATATACCTTGCTTATTGTTATGAATCAATGTTAATGAACGTACACGTTTTAACAGATTTTCCCGTGTCAATGATTTATTCCTTTTTCATTATTGAGGCAACCAGTCAAGGAATTGAAACTGAACTTTGGCGCAAACACGCCAACGCTGGAGGGGTTAAGGCTTTGAAAGGAAAACAATCTGTAACCTACAAAACACGGGAGGTAATAAAAGGAAGAGATAAATACATTAAGGCAAAGTTTATGAAAGCATCCAGCACGGAAGAAGGTATGAACCTTTGGGCTGGTGTTCTTAACTCTGGAAGATACGCCGCCTGTAAAAAGGCAAATTACAAAATCAAAGGGATTAAGTTATACGAAAGTATTTGTAAATGCGTGTACAAATCAGGTTATCATACTGATAGGGATTACAAGTTCCGTGCCTCATTAATGGCTGAATACTGGCAAATCAAAAAGGATAATTTTCCGTTGAAAAAAGAATACAATGTTTTTTAACTTTTTTTTATTTATTTGTGTAAATATTTTTTTGTTTAAATATTTATTTATATATTTACATATCGAAACAAACAAAACGATATTTCACCACTTAAAAAACAACAAAATGACAGCTTTAGAATTAAAAATCGGAGACACTTTTAAAAGACAAGGGATTAAGTTTACTGTTCAAAATATCGAACAAGAAACTTATAAAAACGGAACACCTTCTTTACTTCTATCCTGTACGGCAAATAACAGTAAAGTAGTAGATAGTTTTTTCCACTTTAAATTAACAACAAAAGTAAAATAATCAACTTACAGGGCAGTCCCCCAGCTGCCCTACTTTTTTCACCACTTAACAAACAAACAAATGGAAAAGAATTTCACAAACACTCAATTCAAATGGACTTTTGAAAGCATTAGCGACAACATTCCAACAATCATGCTTTTGACAATCGTCCTTACCTACGGGGTTAATGCTTATTTGACCGCCATCTTTTTGCCAATTAACTTTTGGGTTGCAATCACCGCTTCCACCATTTTACAACTTGGACGATTTGCAGTCGTTTTCATGGACTTTCTTAACCCTACCAAAGGTAGAAGCCCTTTCCCGCCTAAAATAGCCTTAGGCGCAACGGTAATAGCCTTAATCGAAGTTTTCTTCGGGTTAATGGAAAAGTATTCTGGAAGCGAATTTATAACCATGTTCTTTTTTGTGGGAACAATCGTATGTTTTGGATACCTTTTAGAAATAAACTTTGTTAACAAAGGGGTTGAGGCATACGGATTGGTAGAACCAAAAGTTATTAAAAGAAGGAAAAGAAGGGTCGTTGTAAAAAAAGTCACGGAAGATGCACCAAAAGAAAGTAAGGGTTATGTAACTTCGTTTCAAACGATAACACTTTGAGGACATACATCGGGGTTGACCCAGCAATAAGAATAAACGGAATGGCGGCTTGTATCATTCAAGGCAAAGAGGTAAGATTCACGAAATACAAAAGGTTCGTGGATTTTATCCTCGACGTTCCAAAGTGGACACAATACGAAAACCCTGTTGTACTGGTTGAAGATTCCAGCCTACAAAATGTAACTTTCAACTCTTCCATTAACCGCGCTATCCTTTCCCGTATGTCCCGAAACGTCGGCATGAATCAAGGTGCATCAAGAATAGCTTATGAATGGATTAAGGAAAACGGGTACGAGGGTTACAACATCAGCCCTGAGCAAAAGGGGAAGAAGTGGAAAAAAGAAATATTTTTAAAAATCTTCCAAAGCGAAGGTTATAAGTTTGAACCAAATTTTAAAACTGCCAAAATAAGTCAGGACGAAATCGATTGTTTTACTCTTGCTTTACAGGCTAAAAATTACCAAAAACATGAAAAGAAATAGTGAATTAATAGACGGCATCGAAATCAGCACTTGGAAGGAAATTGAAAGGATTGCTAAAACTTACCCGAAACCGATTAGATTTTCAGACGGTTTAAATAGCAAAATAGCATTATTAAAATTTTATCTTGAGCCATTACTTCCAAACGGGAAGCCGCCTATTGAGTCAATGGACAAAGGGCGAATGCTTACAATCGCTTATCGGTTGTATAAAAGCACGGACGGGGACACCGTCACAAATTTATCTTTGAAAATTATAAATCAAATTATAAACTAAGAAATTGATTACGTTTGTTTTATGTTATTTAGTTTAGGAGTGGTGAATTAGAGGGTTGGCAGTTGCGTCAACCCTTTTCATTTTAAAAGGTAACCCCTTGCGTCTTTGCGTAATCAACCACCGCCCGTGCATGACAAAGCGCCAATGTATCTTGGAAGGCTGGGTCGAACATCATGACGGCATCTTTGTAATTGGTAAAGAAACCGTTTTCCGATAAGACGGCTGGCATACTGGTTTGGCTCAGTACAAAGAAATTAGCCTCCTTGTCTGGGTCATTGTCAATCGTGTCCATTCTATAAACCCATTTTGGGAAAGCCTCCTTGACTTCATCAAAAAGGAAGGTGGCGTAAATATCAGCCTTTGTTTGCCCGATTGATGTAAACACTTCAAAGCCCCTTGCGGTTGGTGTTGCTGCGTTGCCGTGGATACTGAGGAACAAGGAAGCCTCATAGTTCTGGGCGTTCATGTTTGCCTTTGCTACGCGCTTAGTAAGGCTAATATCAATGACAGGGTCGTAAACATTGATAACCGACAATCCCCAGTCCTTTAAATACTGCTCAATCTTTGCAGCGACTTCCCTGTTGAATACGCCTTCAAAAAACCAACCGTAACCGTGGAACATTGAGTTGTTATGCTGGAAGCACTTTGATGGGTAGGTTGTGTAATTAAACGGTAACTTTTTCTTTGCATCGATGCCGCCGTGTCCAGCATCAAGGAAAACACAAAATTTATTTGCTTTCATATTTTATATTTTTAAGGGCGACGCAAATCAATGCACCGCCCTGTAAACGCATAAGGTAGCGATTCTCTGCGCCTATAACTTAAACCCGATGAGCGAAAATGCAGCTGAAATTATAGAAAATTTTGGCGGTAAACTAACCGAAATCTCTTTACCAGCACATTCGCGGCTTGTCTCCTTGATTTTATCCCAAATGATTTGAGCAAGTTGGATGTACTCGCGCCAAGTAAATTTTACCTTGTTGCCTTCAAGATGAACATTTATCTCCGAGGCTAATTCCGCAAAGTTCATTGAGTAACAAGCCACGTCGCCCATTGGTGACTTTATTCCATCTGCATTTTTAAGGGCATCCTTTAAATTAGTTTGTATCATTTTATTTTGTTTTAACGTCTGAAAAATCTAAGAATAATTGTACCAATATTTGTTCCAGTTATGGACTTTATATTTTCCGAAATACTAAACAATTCCGTGGCTGCAATGATGAAGCTTACAGAATAGGTGATTTGCGATGGCAGTCCAAAAGTTATACTTGCCCCGTGAAAAATCATTATACCGCAGAAATAGGTCACCACCTTTTGCGATGTGCGATAAAGCCCTTTGCTCGTTATCGCCTCTCCCCTTTTCCTTGCCGCCATGATTCCCGTGACCGTGTCTGCAAAAACTACAAAGATTGTAAAAATCAAAAAATGTTTGATGGGTAGGAAAAACGAGAATAGCACTCCGCAACAAATGGAATAGGCAATGCCATCGTAACCAAGTTTAAAAATGTTGTAGATAACTGCTTTCATCGGTTTAATACTAAGCGTTTAACAATACTTTTTCCATCTTGACTAACATATAATTTCCTTCCTTCGTCCCAATACAAATCGAGAAAATTACCAGTTGTTGGAAAGGATGTTAACCTAATTACATTTTGTCCAAAACCGTACATTGTACGAGATGCAGTATTATCAATAGAATAACGCAAAACCTTTGCAACGGTAATATTAAATGTAATCGGGATAAATCCACTACCAGTATTTATTGACCATTTAAATTTATCATCAGATAAAAATTTAAAAGTTTGTAAACCTAAAGTATCAATAGGATTTTTGCCAGTAATTAATTCGATGTTTTTATTTTCACGAATAGCAGCGGAAATTTCCTTTGAAAACATATTTGTTCTTACAACTTTTATACTAAAATCAGATGCTTTATTTTGAAAATTTCTAAGAGTTGATGCGTAAAATTGAACAGTATCTCCAATAAATGTTTTATTAATTACATAACTATTGTCATCGTAATTAATTGTATTATTTAAATAAAAATACCCATTTTCAGAAATCACATAACTTGTGTCTGATATTACATTTTGACAATAAATTGTAAAAGGCAATAAAAAGATGATAAAAAAATTTAAGTTTTTCATGTTTATTTTTTTTAAAAATTAATCTCCAACTGTTATTTGACTTACAGTTATACTTTTTGTTGAACCTAATCTATTTTTAACATTTATAGTAGCACTGCTTGCACTTTTGTAAACACAAACAAAACCATCTAAATCTGTAACTGCTCCAAAATTACTTGGGTCTGCTATTTTTACCACTGTACCAGAAGCATACGACGCAAAAAATAAAGCACCACCTCCTGTGTTATTATCTGATACCATTATAAAAGTAACATTACCAGCAGATATAGTTTTTACCTCATCATCAGTAAAATTTTGAGCACCACTAATATTAATATTTTTAGTTAAACCAGATGCAATAGTTGCGCCTGTCATTCTTATTTGCCCAACCATGTCAATAGCATTTGTTGGAGTAGTAACACCTATTCCAACATTGCCCGTTATCCTTGTATTGCCGACAACGTGCAGTTTTTCGGTTGGATTTGGAGTTGCAATGCCAACGTTACCGCTTGTTTCTACACGCATTTTTTCGGTACCATTTGTTGCTATTATTAATTTTACATCTGTAAAGCCAAATAAATAACCTTCATTTTCATCTAAACCAAAAACGAACTTTGATTTACCGACTTCATTAAACATTAATATAGGGTAACTATTAGAAATAACACCACCTCTTGCATTAGATGAGAAAGTTGTTAGTAAATTTTGTGGATTTTCGTCAATTAAACCCCAGTTTCCATCATCTGTAATCCTGAAAGGAGCAATGCCATTTGCATTTATTCCAACTGTTTTTGAGTTTACTCTATACATACCATAACCTGCTCTTACGCTATCTGTTGGTATAAATTTAGTAGCCGTTGCCGTATTACTAAAAGTAGTTGCGGCGCTAAATGTTTTTGCACCATTTACCGTTTGCGTTCCATAGGTGTTCACATAGGCAATAGCTGCCGTGTCTACTCCAAGTTGCCGCCATTTTCGACCAGTTGCCGAAGCCTTGTAAGTGTATAAATTTATGTTTGCCGTATCAAGAACAAAATAAGCAGCCGTGTCACTCTTTACAGTCAAGGTAGTATCAGAAGCTACCCCACGCCAAATTAGCCCGTCGGCAGTCGTCTGTTCACCCAGTGTTATCTTTTGATTGCCATTGCTCGGATACTGTGCCCATGCAAGGCAAGGGACAAGGAAGAGGAAAAGGGAAAGGAGTTGTTTCATGTTTATTATTTTATTGCGAAAAATTCAATTTTAGTTACCGTTTGCGTATTTAATACGTTGTTTGTTGCTCCATCTCTTACAACAAAAGTAATATTTGTTGCATCAACCTCTTTGACATTTATAATATTAGTTGTTTGTCCTGGAAGATTTGCAAATGCCATAATAGGAGTAAAGTTAAACCCATGCGCAACGGTAATATTTCCATTTGCATCTGTTTCTTCATTTGATACTGAACCTCTTCCAAATAACCCCGTTTGTGCCACCGTTGTAACCATTCCAACCACATTGCTTCCATCTTTGCCAAGTAAACTTGTAGGAGTTGCAGAGGTTGTGGAAAGAGTGACCGCTCCCGAAATTGTGCCACCAGAACTATTGTATTTTAAATTTATTCTATCTGAAAGTGAGCTCGTATCTGTTCCGCTTGCAGTCAAAATATTACTTGCAAGGCTCAATCCTGTGCCAAGCGTAATATCACCTACACCATTATTACTTGTATTTTTACCAAGTAATCTATTTGCTCCCGAAACCGAACCACTTATCGTGATTTGCCCCGACATATTAACTTGGTTTCCAAATGTTTTAATTCCATTAATTGTTTGGTCTCCTGTTAAAGATACTTTACTATCAATACGACTTGATAATGAAGCCGTGTCGGTTTTATTTAATTTTAGGTCAATCCTACTTGATAAAGAAGCCGTATCTGTTTTATTTAATTTTGCATCAATACGATTACTTAGGCTCACGGTGTCAAGGTTGGTTAAAACATTGTTACCGCCTTCGGTAATTGCGCCTGTGACCGCAAGAGATGTTCCTATATTAACATTGCCAGTTACACGAGGAATTGATATTGATACGGGAGGATTAAATAAAGTTGTTCCATTAAAATTTTTCATTTTAATTTCAAAATTATCTGAATCTCCATTATACATAATTTTTGCACCAAAATTTATATCATTTGCAGTTTTAGTACCTACTTCGTATAGCATTATACCAGAAGAATCTTGAAAAGGTGAACCACTACTATTTAATGTAATAAATTTACCTTTCGCTAATTCTAAGTTTGACGTTGGGGCTACACCTATGCCAATATTTCCGCTACTTTCTTGAATGACAGAATTACCTAATGTAGATGTGCCTGTAAATAATGGCAAAGTATTTGTTGTTCCCGTTCCCGTAACTGGGTTGGTTAATGTGTTTTGCTTTGCCGCAAATCTGGAAGTAAGGTTTAATAATGTTGTATCTGCGGTATTAAACTTTAAATTCAACGCTGTTTGTGTTGCGGTTGATACGGGTTTATTAGCATCCGACGTATTATCTACATTTCCTAAACCAACCATACTTTTAGTAATACCTCCAACCGTACCCGTAAATGTGGGATTTGCCAAAGGCGCAACCACACCAAAATCAACCGCCACCGTGCCTGTTGTACTTATTGTTCCACCCGTTAACCCTGTTCCCGCCGTTACACCCGTCACCCCTTGCAAATCGTTAAACGTTGGCGCAAATGTTCCACCATCTAACTGGGTTAAGGTTAATGTTTTTGTATCTGTTCCCGTAAAAACTGCATTGTTTATTTTATCATTGTATGCAATGTTCCAATTAACCGAATTATTAGGAATAGATGACGCCCAAGTTGAACCAGTTGACAAGGCAATACCAGCCTCAGGATAAACAGGGTCACCTTGAGCCGAACCAACCGAACCAATTCCGCTGACTGTTGCGACGGTATAATTAGCCCCAACTTTGAAAGAGGTAGAAACAATGGTAATTTTATTTGTATCTGTTAAATTATATTGGTCATTATTTAATAGTTGACCATTTCTAAACACTAAAATATACGCCTTTAATTGAATTGGAAACTTAGGCGTTATCGTCCAAGTCAAAACGCTTGTTAAGGCTGGTGCGTATTCTTGTTTTAAAATCTTTATCGTATCATTCCCAATAGCAACGTCAACAATCGAATCCCGTATCCGTGTAAATACAACCGCCGAATCAAGTAGTAAAGTTCCTGTCGTTGTGATTGTTCCACCGAGCAAGCCGAAGCCCGTTGCAACGCTTGATACTGTTCCCTTAGTATTTATTCTTGAGGACAATGAAGCCGTGTCTGCTGCATTTAATTTTAATGCAAATCTGGAAGTAAGATTTAATAAAGAGGTATCGGCATCACGGAAATAAGGAAGAAGCATTGAAGCCGTATCAGAAATATTTACCTTATTATTTATTCTATTGGATAACGTAACCGTATCAGATAACTCCATTAATACGGTAAGGTCAGCCGACACCGTGCCCGTGGTTGTTATTGGGTCAGGACTTACCGTTATTCCTGTTCCTCCAGAAATAGAGGTTAGTGAACCCGAACCACCACTACCCGAACCGCCTCCACCTTTAGGAAATATAACTGTATAATTTTCCCCTAACTTAAAAGCAGTTGCACCAATGACAACTGATGCGTTTGTTGGTATGGTATATTGGGTTGGCAAAAGTATTTGACCGTTTCTATAAACTTGCACCACGTTTACACCAGCTGGGACTAATGTGTCCGTTTGCGTCCAAGTCAAGGTTGAGGAAGAAACATTCGTAAAGTCTTGACGCGCGTAAAATCTGCCAGCCGTATCGACATAACTTTTTTTAGCATAAGGCAAAAGCATTGCCGCCGTATCGCTTATATTTAATTTTAAATTAATTCTATTACTTAATGTTGTTGTATCAACTGTTGAGCCCGATGGTAATTGATTCCAAACATTGGAAGTAAAATCAAAGGAATATATTTTTAGATTAACGGTGTCAAGAATAACCCATGCGTTTTGATTTGAAACTGGTTGAATGCTTGCCGTATCGGAAATTGAACCCCGCCAAACCAATCCGTCTGCCGTGGTCTGGAAACCTAATCTTTGTTTATTTATATTAATAGGGAATTGACCGTAAAGGCTAATAGAAAGGAATAAAAAAAGAATTGAAGGTATTTGTTTTTTGCCTCCAATCCTCTTAATTAAACTACTCCCGACTTTGATTAAAACCTCTTGTAATAATATTTCACCGACGCGCCCCAATGCCTTGAGGAATCGCCTTTCTTTTTTTGGTTTCTCTATCATAACACAATGCCTAAAGTATTGTAAATATCTGTTATTTCTTCCTCGTGTTCATCGCAAGTTGACTCAGGGCAACCAATGGCGCTGGGAATAAAGGCGGTCAAAGGTGTTGAGTAATTGCAAAGCAAATCTTTAATCCTTTTCTTTTTTACGTCCAACCTTTGTAACAAAGTATCTTGATAAAACTTTAAACCATCAACCCCGACGTTTTGCCCATACTCATTGTCTAAAGTGTACAAGCCATTTGAACCAAGTTGCATGACCATATAAGGCGATGCCTCATATAAGACCGCATTGGCGCAAAAGGATTTTAATTGTTTGTCCCAGATATCTTGATAAGAAGTTGATGTAAACGCGGTTGAACTTCCCTTGTCTGTCACCATTGAATCATATAAGGTTAATCCAATGGCGGGAACAATCCAACGGAACTCGGCATCTTGAATATGTGGGCTAATAAGCGACTTATCAAGTCTTATATCGGCTGGTGTTGGACGTGCAACCCCTCCAGCTATTACTTCACTCGGTTGTATTAATTGGCTCATTGGTTGGGGTTGTTTGTTCTATTTCTACGGGTGCGTAACCCAATATTTCTCTTTTCTCGTTTAATGAAAGATTTTGTTCAACTGCAACATCACCCATAAAAGACACGGGTAAAGTGTTGGAAATACCAAACGTCACGTCGGTGAATGCTGGATTATAAACCCCAATTTCTTTTAAGAACGGGTTAATAATCTTCGATAACAAAAGGTTTTGCCGTGGCTTAATTACCGTATTTTGCAAGTATTCCATCTCTTGTCTTATTTGTTGATTGCTTCCAAGTTGTCCCGACGTTGCAAAACCCGCTAAGGACTTTGACCAACGATTTGCAACCACAATCGCTGAAGCTGCAAGGTTTTGAAGGTTCAAAAATTCGCCTTCGCTTTCTTTTGAGGTAGGTATAAAATTAGCCTTTAATTTTTCATCTCGTAAAACTTGAACGAATAACTTGTGGTTATTCCCCATGCCTGTAAACTTTGATTCAATGCCTTCAACAAGGCTCTTAGCCTCAACCGATGTCATTGAACCAAAGAATTGTAAAATTCCAGAAGGCATGAAGCCATTTTCAAACTTGCTTGTATTAAAACGCTGGATTCTGTATTCAATCTCAGCCCACATTTTCGCCCCTATCCACTCAGGCAAGCCAAAGTAAAAGTATCCAGCCGCATATTGTTTAACGTGGATAATTGAGCGCTCCGTTCCGTCTTCTAATTTCTTAAACTCTGGGTAAATTGGAATTTCTCTAAAGCCTTCTCTTTCGTAATATGTGCCCTCGGTTGTAAGTGGCACTTCTTCCCAGTTGTCGTAAATGCCAACCGACCTTATAATTTGGTCAGCCTCCGCTTTTCTAATTCCAATGTTGTAAACTGGGACATGGTAAATGTAGGTGAAAGGCTGAGAACCAACCTTTCCCCTTACAATTTCTGCAAAGCAATTTCCAAAAGCATCGTAATCAAAAGCCAATGAGCCAAGCACTTCTTGCAAGTTTTGTGCGTGCAAGTTAACTTGCCCAATGACTTCCTCAATCTCATTTAAGCTATCATCGGTAATTACCTCACCCTTCATTGATGTTGTAAGTAAGGTGTTGGATTTACCTTTCATTGGAATAAATCCATCACCGACAACCATGTTAACCTTGTCCTCAATAATACGCCGAAGCGTTGGGGAATTGTTTACAATCGCTATGAGACTTTTTAAAAAGTCATCTTTCTGGGTAAAGAACCTAACCCACTTTGCCCCCGTGAAATCAAGCCTTTCTCTGGAAGGTTCATTAAAAATATCTTCTTGCACCAACATGGTGTTTGAAGTATCCAAAGTAACGGAAGCCAATAAAGGGCTATTGTTTCTTTTTAAATTTCTGTTAGCCCTGTTCGGTACTGCTTGAATCGTCTTCTTTATTTGGCTCATAGGTTTTTTTCTCAGGCGTATAAATGACGTGTTGGCTAACAGATGTGGGGTTGGCATTATACCAACCCCTTAATTCTGCCTGTGTAAAATTTCCGATAGCCTTCTTTAGTATTCCCGCCTTTCCCGTTGGGTCAGCCCCGACGTAAATCATCAACTTACTTTTTTCCCTGACTATCATATTTCATGTTTTAATCAAGCGCTCCCATTACGGTTGCACCGTCAACTATGAATCTTGCTTTGTTTGTAGTACGGCAAGTTATGGTTAATGTTTCCTGATTTGAATCGGTAAACAAAGCACCAGATAAACCTTCAGCGCTTGTTAGCCTTGCTGGTCTTTTCTTTGCGCCAATCGTTTCCGCACCCCAAATCCAATAATTACCCGTATTTTCAACGTGAACACAAACCAATCCGCAAGCTTGTCCCGCCATGTCTTGAATTAAGTTTCTTAACTCTTGGTCACGGCAGTTGATTATTCCTACCAAACTTTGCTCAACTGCAACCGACAAAGTATCTGGGTCTTGCGTTACCGTTTCCGTAAATGCTCCCGAATTGTCCCTAAATTCTACCTCGTAAAATACTGAGGCAGTTGATGACATTGTAATCGCTGTAACCGCTGCACTTGAATTAGCAGTAAAACCAGTAACTTGATTCGCATTAGCGATATAAAGTTTACCAATACCGCCCGCGCAAGTTCCATCGACACATTGGTTAAGCCATCCGCTTGTTATACTACTCATTGATTCTTGTATTAGTAGCCTACGCTGATTAATGAATGGTGAATGTAATTAACACCCATCTTGAAACGAGCCTTAATATACACCTTTTCGTCCTTCTGGTCATACCAAAGTTCCAAAGCCGTCTCAGGGCTTAACACGTCGGTTGCAATAACCTTATTTTGTGGCGTTGTATATTCGACATAATGAGGCTTGGTTGTTCCCAAAGATGTTGCGATGTCATCCCATCTCCATTGAGCTACAACAGGCACACCACGGAAGGTAAATTGCTCAACCCCATTAATCAACTGCAATAAACCGTAATCACCGCCGCCGCCTTCTTCGATATCTTCACGAAGCTGCGAATAAACAGACCCAGTTACATTAAACACCTTTTGGTTAGCGGGTAAACCTTTTAACTGCAAAGGTGCTTGGTCGTAGATTGCACGAAGAATCGCGAAGCCATCACCAGCTACAAGGTCAGAGCCTGAGCCTGTATTGGTTCTTGGAATCAAATCGTCTGCAACTAACTGAGGGTAATAAACAGTCCAAAATCCATCCAATGAATCGTAGTTAGGATTGTTAGAAGCCTGATTACCAAAATAAGAAAGACGGGTAATGTCATTTCTTATTGCCTGTTGTGTACGGGTCAATAAGATATTTTCAATCAATGTTCCCGAAACATCTGGAAGCCTTGTGCCTGTTTTCAATAACTCCTCAAAAACGGTGTCTTCAAATTCGTCCCAGCACATTTCAAGGTCAACTTTCATTTTTTCAACGTCGATTGTACGCTGATAAATGTCAACCGAGCCAACTGGATTAAATCCGCAACCAGAATATTTTCTTACAATATTCTCAAGGTCTTGGACAAATACCATTTTCTTTTTATTTGCGACATTGCCAAGTACACGGAATTGACCGCGTAAATCATCGTCAAAAAAGACAGGCTCTAAAAATATATTGTTTGCCTCTGTACCTCTAAAGGATACGTCAAGTTGGCTTATTTCAACTAATGCCATTTGTTTTTAATTTTAAAGGTTTGCGTAAGTAATTGTCGCAGTCGTGTTTGTTAACACCGCTGCTGATTCAATTTTAAATGAGAACTCGGTCTTTGCATCAGCCTTAGACGTAGCAAAGAAAGCCTTCCAATCGTTCGCCGTGTTTAACGCCGTTGTTGTAATGTTAAAGGCTGCTGAAGGTGCGCTTGAAATCCAAGTGCCGTAAGCCTCATTACCACTTTCGTCAATCAAGTTGAACTTTAAATAATTGGAAGCACTTGTAACACCGTATATAGGTGTAACCGTAGTTCTGTCACCAGCTGAGGCAATATGCCAACTAAACGATACTGGAATACGGTCTTCATAGGTATCAACCCCGTAAAGTTGTTCAGCGTTTAAGCCGTCAACATTTGCATAGGGGTTTGTTCGATTAAGGCTATTTTTTCCAATGTAAGTATTGGATTGTAAAAAGCCATTCTCATTCTGGGCGGTTGGATTGAATGCCATTATCTTTGTGAAATTTTAGATTTAACTAATGAAGCAAAAGAATCAAAGTGACTCGATTTTGCTTTTGTTTCAATAATCTTTTCAGCCGTTGTTCCGCCCGAAGGAAGTCCAATGCCTTTTTTTACTTGTGCCCTAAGGGCTACTAATTCTTTTCCCAATGTTTCCAAAACCGTTTCAATTTCATTAATCGAGTTCTTTTGTTCATCGGTCTTCTTGTACATCGATTCCATTTCCTCTTTTTGCTTTGAATGAATTGCCTCCATTTCTTCGGGACTCATTACAAAGTAGCCATTGTCTTTTAACATTTGAATGGCATCGCCAACCTCGTCGTTCTTTGGCTCGTCTTTTTTCATCTCCTCTTCTTCTTGCATAACATTTTCGATATTTTCTTTATCGTCCATATTATTTAAAAGCGATTTGATTTTTTCTAAAATGGAATTACCCATGTCATCATTTTTTTTGTTGTTGGTTAATAATGCAGCTGGAACATTTAGAAATTTGTTTAGGCTATTTTGCAACGGTAATAAATCAATATTTTTTTCGCCAACTTTTACAATTTCATCAATGAAACCAAACTCTAATGCTTCCTGCGCGGTCAACCATGTTTCGGCTGCCATCATCTTAGTAATATTTTCATTAAGGTTATTCTGGTATCCTTTACGCTTATAAACCGCCGCCGAATAAATGTCAAGTAGCTTTGCCTCCATCTTGTCTAACAATTCAGCCGTTGCCTCAAGTTCGTCGGCGTTACCCATCGTGTAACTCCAAGGTCGGTGAATCATCATGAAGGCGTTTTCCGTCATTTTGACATTATCCGCCGACAACAGTACAACCGTTGCAATGCTTGCTACCAAGCCGATTCCTGTTGCCGTTGTTTCGTTTGGGTAGTTGGCAATTAAATCAGCTATTCCCATTCCTTCGGTGACTGAGCCACCACCAGACGAAATAACTAAATTAATTTCCTCACCGTTTGCGTCGTTAATTTTACTTCTTACCGAATTGTATGAATTAACAGATTCCGAAATTTCCCCTAAAATATCAATATTATATTTTGCCATCGCTTTGGTTTCCTTTTCTCTTTCAATTTTTTTAAACTTTGCTTCAGCCCAATCCCTCATCGCACTTCCGCCCCAGGCATCATACATTATTGAACCGCATATTTCCTTTCCATCTTCATCAAAGTATTTTCCTTGGTCATACGTTTCCGCACGGGAAAGAAAAGAATACGTTCTTTGGACAGTATCTTCCGACAAGCCCTCGCCGTTTGCGATTTGGTTAGCCCTTAACCAGCCGACACGCGTTCCACAATTTGAACCATTTTTCTTATGGTCAAGTGCGCGCCTTGCGTTATTTTTTGCCGTGTCTGGATAATCAGCGTATGTCATGTGGTAAATTTATTTATTATTATTTTTCTTATTCCTTTTTTTGCTGATTCCATAGCCAAACGACTCAGGATGTTGTATCATGTTATACACGGTTTTTTCACTAAGTCCAGTTTGTATACTAATATCCATGATAGCGTTCATCTTACTTTCATTTTCAAACAAGGCGGCTGGATATAATTCCATGACCATGAACTTTGCTATCGTCAAATCTTTTATAATGTTGGTTTGGAATAAAAAGTCAATAAGGGTATAAAAGTCTGGCGTTATTCCTTCCTTTTCGCATAATGTTTTATAACGATGCAAAACACTATCTGTAAACTCGGTTAATAAATGCTTGTCTATCTCCCTTTTATTGGTTTCCATCTCTCCAAAATTGTACTATTTGCCTCATTTTACCCACTACTTTTGTCCGACACGCTGGGCAATTCCTTCGCTCAGGCTCGTAATGGTTGACAAAGTTGTTATAAATCTGAAATAAATAATCCATATCCGACGGGTCAATGGATAAAACACGGTAAGTTCTGTCAACCGTTGCCATGACTTGCGTCTTATATTCATCGGGTATGCGGCTTGCAAGTTCACCCCAAATTGAATCTACCTTCATACAATTACACATTTATAAAGTTGCTTTTACTTTTAGCTTATTTCCCTCAGCTAAATCCCTTGCAATGTCATCGGAAACGACGTAAGCTTGAAGCCTGTCAATGCGATTATTAATTGCGTCGGTCTTTGCCTCAATGACTTGTAAAAAGTTGCTTAAATCATTGTTACCTGATATGGCTTGTATCGGTGCAGAAATTGGCGGCACTAAACCACCATCGGCAAAACCTTTTATACCAATTCGTCTAAAGGTTGGTGAACCGCCTAATAAACTTTGTTGCCGTTGGTTCAATACAACCTCACCACGTTTAACATACGCAAGTACGTTGTCACCGTTTGAACGCGTGGGAATATTTTGTTTACGGTTTATTCTTTCACCAGTCACTACGCCACCTTCGGCAAGAGGCTGGGCGGCTATTGTTGCTATTTGTGCGCCTGTTGCAATACCAACTGCGGCGGCGTTTATAAAGTTAATTGGTATTGGCGCACTTGACAACGCTCTGGATACAGCTAAAGCACCTTGAATAATTGCTTGAATAATTGCAATGCGTTTTTCTTCTTTTGCATTTTTAATCCTTAGCGCTTCGGCTTCGGCTTGTTGTTGCTCAAGTAATAATTTTTGAGCCGCAATATCCTTTTCAATTCTTTTCTTTCTTATTCCTGATGCCTTGTCTGCTCTGGCTTCAAGTTCCTCAATATTTGATTGAGTTTTCTCAATATTTTCACTTATTATTTGAGATGCCTTATCGTTTGCATTTTTCTGTAAAACACCAACAAAATTTATTATTTCACTAATTCCATTTGCAATAGCTTCTCTTAATTTACGCCTTTTGTCCTCGTCATCCTCATCTTTTGCCTTTTTATATTTATCCTCAATATCTTTTATTTCTTTTTCTGTTTTATCAGTTAATAACTTTCTTAACCTTGCCTTTTCTGTTTCCGATGCAAAAATTTCATCTAATTCTTTATTAAGATTTGCCAAATCATCTTCTCCTTTTTGTTTTGCGGCTGCAATTTCCCTTTCTTGATTATCTTTTATTGCATCAATTTGTAACTTTTTAATCCTATCGTTAAAACTTTTTTCAGCCGCAACCCTTTTGTCATTGATTCCTTTCTCTTGCTTTTCTAATCCTTCTTTGCCTTTAATGTAATTTGCCTCAGCCGCTCTGCGTTCAATTAAAAGGTTTTCAATTTGTTTTGAACCTGATTCTTCAAGAGCTATTAAAGCATCAATTCTTTGTATTTCTGCGTTATAATCATCATTAAGAATAAAACGCTTTTCTTTAATATCCTCAATTTCATTTATTGAAGAATCTTGTTTAATTCTTTCAAGTTCAATGACAGACTGGGCAACTTTAAAATTTTGGTTAATTTCTTGAATAGCATCTTGCTTTTTCTTTTCCGCATTGAGTCCAAGTATTATGTTTTGAGTTTCAACCGCCGTTTTAATCTGGGCGTTGACCTCGTTTAATTTTACCGCTATTTCCTTTTGCGTTCCAGAACCAACCACGGCGTTGGAAAATGCGCTCTGTAATTCGCTTCGCTTGTTTTCCAAGGCAGCGATTGAGCCTTCGGTAAAACCTTCAACAAACTTTTCTGCTCCTTTGCCTCCTGATATTTTTGGGTTAAATTTTTCTAAATCTTTTTCAAGTTTTTTAATATCAATTTCAATTTGTTTAAATTGCTTTGAATCAAAATCTAAAGTTTTTCTTTTATCTTTTAATTTTGATAGTTCGGCTTCAATGCCTCCCTCTGTTTTTAACAAAGCAATTCTTTCAAGTTGTGCCTTTTTAAAATCTTCCTGAGCTTTTTTATTTTTATCTAATTCTTTTTGCTTTGCAATTGCAGCTTCATTTTCTTTCTTTTTTCTCTCATCTTCTATGCCTTTAACAAATCTTTCACTTTGTTTAATATTGCTTTCAATACTTGCTAAAGTTGTACTTCCAAAACTCATACTTGCAACCGACCCAAGTTTTGGCGATGCTTTGTCTATTGCATCATTGGCTGCAAAAACCGAAGCTATAACTTCATTAAAATATATTCTTACTTGTTTAGTTGCTAAACTTAAACTTTTAGAAGTATCTGCAATAGCTAAACTTGCTTTAGCCTGACTTTCTGCTAATTGCAAGTTTGTTTTATACAATTCGTCTGAACTTTCTTGTTGCTTCGTTAAATTCTTGTCAACATCTGCTGAGTTTTTAATTACATCTTTTAATGATAATATAAATTTTAAACCAGCATCTTCACCAGCTGCCCCAAATACGTCAGCAATTACCGTTTGTAATTTATTACCTGATATTCCCGTTTTGCCCATTTGTTCGGTAATCCGAGCCAAAGCGTCAGCCGTTGATATTGAACCGTCATTTAAAGAATTAAATATAGAATTAGAAAAATCTTCTCCAAAAGCATCAATTAATGCTTCTTTGGTTGTTTTGGTTTGTTCCCTTATTCTTAATCCAAACTCCTTGACAACATCTAATCCTTTGTCTGAATAAATGCCTTGATTTGTCGCTGCAATAGCAATCGCTAAATATTCTTTTATACTTAGACCAGCTGCTGCAAATTGCGCTGGGTATTCACGAAGGTTATCTAAAAATTCATTATTTGCGTCTGCTCCCTTTCTAAATCCAATTTCAATATTATCCAATGCTTCAGAAAAAGATACGTTTAATTCTTTTGAAACCGTGTTTGCTGCTCTTGATATTTCATTTACATCTTTGCCGTATGTCTCAGCAATAGTTTGAGTTTTAACGGCTAAACTTGTTAATTGCTCATCGGTTACTTGAACAAAATTAGATATATTATTACTGACACTTTTTAACTCATTTGCTGATGCTGTTAATTCGCTAAATATAGATGTTATGCCTTGAAAAGCAGTTAATGCGATACCGATTGCTCCCAACCCTTTTGGTATTCCTCCAGAAATACCTTTAAGATTTGCAAATCCACTTGATAAATCTCCAACTAATCCTGTAACATTCCCAATAGTTCCACCAAGTTTAGGGAAAAATTGACCTAATGCTTGAGTGTAACCGCCGACGTTCCTTTGAAATTGTCCAACCGTGGCGTCAATTCCCTTTAATCTTTTGTCTAAAGCACCAATAGAAACCAATAAGTCCCGTGCCTCCTGACTTGATTCCTGTTCGGCGGCTGCTAAATCCTTGTATCGATTGCGCTGGTCGTTCAATTCCTTGCTTAACTTTCGGTAAGCACCCTGTGACTTGTCAATCCCCGCTATTTCTTCCTTCCTTAATTTAACTTGCTCCCGTGTCACATCGTTGACAAGTGACTGAGCCGCTTTTAAATCAACTAACTTTTTTTCAAGTTTCTTAATTTCGTCAACGTCCGCCGTCTTTTTTAACTCGGCATTTATATCGGCGATTTGCCTTTTTAATTGCGTTGCCGTTTCGATTGTTCCAGCTAAACCTTCTATCTGGATTTTAAAACCTATTACCTTTTCTGCCATGATTATCCTTTTGTTACGCCATTTACAACTACTTCATAATTTGCCCCGTCATAATGAGTATTCACATTAATTCCAATGGTTGAGCCACCAATAATATATTGAACGGTTGGTATCAACTTTTGCCCGTTCATAAATACAAGTACATTGGCATTTGTATTTGATACCTGAGTGATACCAGAATTAGGCGCAAGTACCAATACATTTGTCATTGAATTAAGGAATGGCGTGTAAGATAATTGGATGTTCACCGTTGCGCCATTTGCTCCGACTAAGCCGCTTCCCGATCCTGTTACCGTTCCACTTTGAGGCGAAGCCCCAGCAAGTGTTATCGTGTTGACAACTTTTGTCAAATCGTTTTCGTTTGGTTTTTCGTCGTATAATAAAACCGTTTTGGCTGGGCTATTGGATTTTGGATTGTACTCCAAACTTTGAATTATAAAGTTAGATGAACCAATGATTCCCTTGCGCCTGAATGAAAGCTGTGTTATATCTTTTGGTTTCCATTTCGCAAAGGTCGTGTAAACCTTACCCAGTTCTATTCGCTTGTAAGTCTGCAAATGAAAAGTTTTAAAAACACCTTGCATTACGTTTGTGTAATTCGTAACCTCATCCGAAAAAGATAAGTTAAAATCTGCGCCGCTAGGGTCATTGTAATTTACCATGAAGGCGGCAGGAAAATCAAAAGCACTTGAGGCGCTCGACGTTTCATCGTATAATCTTATATACCCATCTAAGCCGTTTCGCCTTCCAGCGTAATAAAGCAAACGAGGCGCCAAGTTATAATTGGGTTCGGCATCGGTGACCGTATTATAATCATCGCCAAAGACTAATGGCATTTGTGCGCCGTATGTTCCGCCTGTGGTAATGGCAACGTCGTTTATATGAATAGCTTTTGCAAAGAACTTTGTATAAATAAATTCAATGCCATTTTCAAATCTATCCTGGGGGAAGTTGTAACCGCCTGAGTAAATGTTTACCCCTCTTCTTTCTTCTTCCTTATTCGTCGTATCGTCATCCGTGGCATACGCAAGAACCTGACTTGATTTATACCCGTCCAAAACTTGAAAGTCTGAGCCATCAACGTCACGGGTATTTAAATCGTATTTGTTTGAGCCTTTAAAGAACCCGTCAAAACTTGTAAGGCTTGCCGCTCCTGTGCTATTTGCCCGATACCTAATTGTATAATCGTCTTTTGGATACGCATATACTTGACGGTTTAATACGTCTGTCTCCCATGCAAGGTTAAAGACCGTTGTAAGGTCGCTAATAATGTCCCTAACATACCATGAAATAGGGATAATATATTGCAAGTTTACCGTTTCGCCTGTTTCTAAGCCCTCTTTTTCTGCCACAACGGACAAAGAACCAGCGATATTTAAACTAAATGTAACATTTTCGTACCTCAATCTAAGTTTTACGGTATCATTTGCCACTAAATCGCCAAGAAATTCAAGGAGAATTGAATCATTTAGGCTTGTTTCGTTGGTTAAATCATACGTTGAAACATTGTTTCCGTTAACCTCAAAGAACAAAATGAGTTCCGCGAACTGGTTTATATCACCAATAGAAGCCGTTAAGGTAACATTTAACTCAGCTGCTATTTCATACAAGGCATTTATTGGCACGGTGTAAACGCCGCCCGTATAGTTGCCACCTGTGTCAAAGTTTGGTGACGTTGTTTCGTCCGTGAATGTAATGTCAACCGTCCCGTAATCACCAGCCGAATAAACAAAACTTGAAGGCGAAGGGTTGGAAGCCCTGAGGTTTACAAAATCTTTAATGTAATCAGCATCAAGGTTTAAACCCATTGGAATAATCAAACGGTTAAAAGGATCGGTCTTAAAGATGCTATTAAGTTGATACCCTTTGTTTGCAAAAGCCTTTTCCAATATTTGCCAAATGAAAATGGCAGGCGTTAACTCATTGTTTACAATAAATGTTTCATTTTCCCACGCCTTCCATTTCATCAGGATGTAGCAATGTTCCGACGTTAACGGGTCGTAATTGGTTTTTACATTTGCCGTATTTATTTCTATGTCGTCCCAGCCTAAATCCCTCACTAATGTGTTACCCACGTCCGCAAACCAATCTGCATTATTACCAATCAATGAGACCTTGAAATTGGACGCAACAAAACCCGAATTGATTGCCTGTAAATCTGCACCCTCCAACCTTGCTTTTCCTGTAAGTATTGGCACGCCATCGGCTTCTAATCTTGCTGACAATAACTTGTAAGCATTGGTTACAATCGCCCCAGCATCGGTAATGTTTTGGAATATATTTACGTTTGTTTTAGTTGCTGGAAGGGTGACGTTCCTTTTGGAATGCGCACCCGATATATTACCAAGTTCAATGTTTTCAATGGAATAATCAATCGTTACATTGACTTCATCTTGATTTAAATCTACTTCTTGCCCGCCTATAAATAATTTTATCATAACTGGGCGGTTGGTTTATTTGGATAGGTAATTTCAAAGTTAACTTCGATATCAGTTGCCCT